ACTCATACTGGGGGCACTGTCTTAGATATTATTCGTCTAAGGACATCGGGAGCCAGCCAACAGGCTACAAGTGTAGGTTCTTCTCCTTTTGATGAGCGTGGAGTTGTTGCAGGAACCTACTATTTCAGAATAACTAATTTGGGTGTAGGCACCTTGGTAGGTGTCTTCAAAGCTCGCTGGGAAGAACGTCTTCCATAAACATAGGATTTTATAAATGTCTTCTACTGCACTCTCTACGGGCTCTCTAGCCACAGCTTCCACAACCACGGTTCTCACTGGACGGGGTCTTCTCAATAGTATCCAGCTTTTTGGTAATGGCACCAATGCTCCCTCTGTTATTGTTTATGATAATACAGAGGGCTCTGGTAAAATTGTAGCACAGCTTATCGGGGCAGCCACAACTACTTACATGGACTTTGTTCCCCGCTTCGCTCTGCGAAGTGACATTGGTTTAACCATTGTTGTGGCAGGTACAGGTGCTTCTGCCATTGTAGGGTTTGGGGCTGCGTAATTAAATGAAAACCTGTTCTAGATGTAAAGAAACTAAACCTTTTAAAGGCTTCTCTAAAGACAAGTATCATTCTTCTGGTTATAAAAGTGCATGTAAAGTTTGTGCTCAAAAAGACTTCAGTGAATGGCGATCTACTAATCTTGAGTCTGCAAGGAAACAAGATAGAGTGAGTCATTACAAAAGAACTTATAACTTATCTCCTGAAGAAGCTGAAAAAAGAGCTACCAGTCGTTTAGGAAAGTGCCTAATCTGTAAAGATGAAGCTCCTCTTGTTGTGGACCATTCTCATGTAACTAATAAAGTTCGAGGATATGTTTGCAGTAGCTGTAATAGTGTCTTGGGTTATGCTAGAGATAGTCAATACATTCTAGAACAAGCTATTTTATATTTAAGGAAGTCTAATGAAGACGACTTATATCCCCGGTAGGTATTTAGCAATCTGTGACGTTTGTGGACTAAGGTTTTATAATACGGACCTACGAAAAGATTGGCGGGGCCTTATGGTGGACTCTGCTTGTTTTGAAACTCGCCACCCACAGGATTTTCTAAGAGTTCCTGTTGATAATCCGGCTGTACCATGGGTTAGGCCAGAGGGAGAGGACGATCTCATTCTTGTCTGTTATGTCTGGGAACGCACTTCCTACGCAGAAGTGGCTACAGCAGACTGTGCAAGAGCAGACAATGTGGACATATCTTATGCGCTAGCTGCTTCTTTAGCAGCAGGGAATTAAATGAGAACAAACCCAAAAGCAAATGAAGGGGAAGCAGATTTTGCTATAGTAGACGAAACTACAGAAAACTATCCCATGGCAGACTGTGCTCTCGCCGATTATACATATATTTAAGGACTTCTAATGAGTGACACGACTTTCGTAGCTGGTACAGTAATTGCCTCTACTTGGCTTAATGATGTAAATGACACTGTTTACTCAGCCCTTGGTACAGGAGGTGTGGCCCCCACAACTGCTGCTACAGTCAGAACAAATCTCGGTTATCCAGCATCCACGGGTTCATCTCTTATTGGTCATATAGGGACTGGTACTGGTGTTGTGGCTACCACTGTTCAGAATAAACTTCGTGAGCAAGTAAGTGTTAAAGATTTTGGGGCTGTGGGTGATGGTGTCACTGATGATACAGCAGCTTTACAAGCTGCCCTGACTCGGGGCGGTTCTATTTTCGTTCCTGCCGGAACATATTTATTTTCGACGTTGACATTAGATGTCAGCAAAACTACTTTATTTGGTGCTGGCCGTGACACATCTGTTTTGAAATGTACTACTACATCAGGAACTGCCATTCTAGTCGGTAGTAGTTCAACTCAAAAAGAAGATTTAATTATTCGCGACATTGGAATCGCCGCACAATCTGCTCGTACAGCCGGGTCGGCAACAATTTACTGCCCTAATTCATATAATGTTTTCTTTGAGAATTTACAATTTACTGGGACACATGGGACGGCCCTCTGGGTAGATGGAGGAGCCGGTCAATTTCTTACCCATATTAACAAAGTAGAGATTTTTACAGCCACTATTGGGATAGGTCTAGGTCTTACAACAGCATTGGGTCAAGTACAAGATATTTGGCTATCTGAAATCATAGTGTCCAGTTGCACAGATGCAGGCATTCGTATAAATCATGCTAGCGGAGTGTATATGTCAAGCATTGATGTTATAACCTGTAGTAAAGGTATTGCGATTGAACCCGTAAGTGGGGCACAGGCAAAAGCTCTCTTTATGACAGCGGTACTGGCGGATACCTGCACAAATGGCGGGTGGGTTATTTCACCTCCTGCTGGTGGGTCGGTTGTGGATGTAAATATGATGGGTTGCTGGGGAGCCACGACTACAAATGCGGTTGGGGCTGGGCTAGTTATTGATCCCACTGGCGGAAATGTGTCTAACATTGCATTGAGTGCATTTCGTGCCGTAAATAACAAGGGTGCTGGAATCAGAATCAACGGGGGGAAAAATATCACTCTGACAAATTGCCATTCGTCAGGCAACAGCCAAGCTACAGTCAATACATATGATGGTCTAAATATTGCAAACTGTTTTAACGTAAATATTCTCGGAGGGGTATTCGGTGGAGATGATGATTTACCACAACAACAGCGATATGGCATCAGTGTGGCAGCGTCAGTGAACAAGTATGCAATTATTGGAGCTGTCGTTGAAAACAACGACACGGCTGGCCTTTCTGATGCTGGGACTAATGGAAATGTGATTAGTAACGTTGGCCACAGGACTTCACAAGCTGGTCTTGTATCAGTTGGCTCCGGGCAGACTTCTTTGGTAGTCACACATGCTGTGAATTTCACTCCGACAGTACAGGAAATTCTTGTAATACCGGCGACAAATCCGACAAGCTCTGGATTGACAAGCTGGTGGGTATCAGCGACGTCATCGACCACCTTTACTATAACGTTTAATACTAGCACAACAGCCACTGTGTTCTTTTCGTTTTTGATTAAGCGTACCGAGAATTAAGAAGTGTCTACCAACATTTTCTTTTGTGTATTGCTTTTGTAATATTTTCTAGGATTTTATATGGCAGCAATGGAATCAAGCGGGGCATGGGGCCTCGCTGCAATAACAAAATTTGGGTGGATTAAGTTTGTATCTTTGGGTGCTGCTTTACTTGGTGCTGGTATTATGGCTATGTCCCGCCCCCCTAAAACCCGAAGAGAGCAGTTTTATCAAGGCTTAACAGCTTTAGGTAGTTCGTTTCTTTTTGGGGATTTTGCTGTAAGATGGGCAGCCACTTTCTTTACTTTTGTGAACCTGTCTACTGACAGCTTCTTTGATGTCCTGACTTTCTATGCAGCAGTGCATGGATTGATTGGGGCTGTTGCATGGGGAGTCTTTGGAGGTATTGGTAGCTACCGAGATAGGTTTACTCAAAATCCAACAGAGGCGGTGAAAGATGTTAAGTCTTTATAAAAACTATATCCTTGCTGGTTTGTTTATTGTCTACTCTTTAGGTGTCTGGCATGTAGCTGGAACTTACAAAGAAGCTAAATATATAAAAGAAAATCTTGCCCAAGCAAATAAGGTTATAGAACTTACCGAAAAGAACCAAGAGATCATTGCAGGGATAGACAAGAAACTACAAGAAGGTTTTGCTAAAATTAAACCACAAGTCACGACAATCAATAAGGAGATTCAACGTGAAATTATTGAAAATCGGATTTATTCTGAGTGTAAGTCTACTCCTGATCTCGTGCAGCAATTTGAGGACAAGCTCGACCTCTACTCCCAGTGAGGGTTGGTTGGTTGAGTGTGCCCCTTGGCCCAAGGATGGGAAGTACAAGGACTTCGGTGAAGTCTGGCAATATCTAAATGATAGGGCCGACCAGTATAACGACTGTGCTAAACGTCATAATGCTTGGGTAGAGTTTGAACGTAAGAAAGTAACAAAATGAGTACTATATTTCAGTTAACTAGGGATGACATCATTAATGCTGCTTTGCGTAAACTCCTTGTTGTGGGGGAGTCTACGACAGCTAACGCTGCTCAACTTACTACAGGAGCACAAGCTCTTAACGCCATTGTGGCTACGTTTCAGTCTCTGGGGATGCCTCTATGGGCTCGTAAGGAGCTGGCTATCACCATGGTAGCTTCTCAGAGGGACTACACCATTGGTGTTGGTAAAACTATTGCCCAGCCCTTTCCTCTTCACATCTACCAAGCTGTTCTTAACATTCCCAACAGCAACAGTCAGATTGATGTAACGATGATGGCTAGGAATGATTTTAATCTCTTGCCTTCTACTAAAGGGAATACGCCTGTTAATGCCACATATCAGCCGTTCATTAACTATGGTGTGCTGTCTGTGTGGCCAACACCATCAGCAACTATTCCTGCATCCACGACAATTACTCTGACCTACCAATCTCCGGCTGAATATTTTACTACTGGCACAGGTACTCCCAATTTTCCACAGGAATGGACAAATGCATTAATCTATGCTCTTGCTGAGTCTTTGGCTCCTGAGAACGGCCTGCCTCTTCCTGATAGGCAGTATATAGCTAGAGAAGCAAAAAGACATCTGGATGAGGTACTAGCTAATGGAGCAGAGGATGGTAGCGTGTTCTTTGGTAAAGACTGGGCTGGTAGCAACTTTAGGGGATAAACTTTGGCTTTCGACAAGACACCGGGTCAGTCTACCTATCAGACTAAAGATATCAAGCTTCTCCAACAATGGGAAACACGCGATAAAACCAACGCTAAAGATAACGACACAATCAATTGTTTTTATGAAGTAATTAAGAACAAAACTACAGAAGATAAAGAATATTACGTAGTTTCTAGGGACGGGAGTGTTACCTATCCTTATGTGGTTCCCTCAACCAACATCCGGGGAATCTATTACTGGGAAGATCAGAATAAACTGTTTGTAGCTTATGACACAAGTATTGCTGTTATTACCGCAAACACTGGGGTTTTGGTAACTACTATTGCTCCCGGTTTTGCTGCTGGATCAACTGAGGTGGGCTTTACAGAGTTTAACTACGATGTGGGCACCACCAAGTTAGTTGTCACTAACGGAACTGTTCTAGGTACAATTGATACTGCCAATACTTTTGTGGCCTCTACCGACCCCGATCTCCCTGTTCCTCATGTACCCACTCCTGTTTTCTTGGATGGGTATGTCTTTCTAGTTAAGTCGGGTACGGCAGACATTTACAACAGTAACCTGAACGATCCTCTTCTGTACACAGCAGGAAACTTTATCACTGCGGAAATGCTCCCGGATACTCTTGTCAGACTAGAGCGATTGAACAACTACCTAATAGCTTTTGGTTCAGCTTCTATCGAGTATTTTTGGGATGCTGGTATTGCTACTGGTAGTCCTCTACAACGAAACGACACTCCTGTCAAACTAGTTGGATATGTGGGCGGTATTGCTCATTGGGGAAATAAGATTTATTTTGTGGGGAACACCTCTACTACAGGTCCGGAACTTTATGTACTAGATGATCTTAAAATAGAAGACTTAGGGCTCCCCCCTTTACGGCGCTATTTAGAGCCCTTCTCAACGGGTCTTTATGGGAGTACATTCTCTAACGGAGGGCATGATTTTTATGCCCTGACGGTAGGTACTTTGACTTATGTTGTGGACTTGGAAACTAAGTTGTGGACTAGGTTTGCTTATAAGGCTCAGACCAACTTCCCCATTAAGTTCTCCCTAACTCTCCCTTTCACTGGGTATGGTAACACCTCTCTGTTTGTTTTAGATGGTGTGGCTACCATGAGTAGCTTCAGGGCAGGTGTGTTCTTAGATGATGGGGTTGATTTCAGTCCTACTGTAATTACTGATCCTCTGATGTTTTCTACCTATCGTAAGAAGTTTGGAGGTCGTTTGTCCATTTTAGCAGACCGTCCAACTAACACTGCTTACATCACTGTCTACTGGTCAGACGATGATTATCAGACTTGGAGTGCAGGAAGACAGGTAGCTCTTAATCAGGAGTATCCTGCTCTAAATGCTTTAGGTAGTTTCCGACGTAGGGCTCATAAGTTTATCCACACTGGTAATGCTCAGATGAGACTTCAGAAGGCGGAGATCGATGTAAACATGGGAGCTAGATAATGGCATTACTACCCCCAAGTCCAGTAGGGAGCCCTCCGGGGTCTTCTTATTGGAATGATTGGTATGAGAAAATGAGGACTATTGTTAATGGCATCACAGGTAGTTATGTGGTGTCGTTTAATAGTAGGACAGGAGCTGTAACGTTAACTTCTGGCGATGTGACGGGTGCTCTTGGGTACACTCCGGGAACGGTAACTAGTGTAGCAGCAACAGTGCCGTCTGTGTTCTCTATCTCTGGTTCCCCCATTACAACATCAGGTACGCTGGCTATTACCTATTCGGGATTGGCTCTGCCAGTGCTTAATGGAGGAACAGGAACCACTACATCAACAGGCACGGGCTCTGTTGTTTTAAACACATCCCCTACTTTAGTTACTCCAGCTTTAGGAACTCCCTCTTCTGGTGTTGCTACTAACTTGACGGGACTACCACTAACTTCAGGTGTTACTGGAACTCTTCCTATTGCTAACGGGGGTACTGGAACTACAACGGCTACGGGAACTGCTGGTAGTGTTGTTCTCTCAGTTTCTCCCACGCTAACAGGAACTCCTTTAGCTCCTACAGCGGCGGCGGGAACAAGCACCACTCAAATAGCTACAACAGAGTTTGTAAACAATACCATCACTGGCCCGGCATTCAGTGCCTACCAAAGCACCACTCAAAGTGTCCCTAATGCTACCTTAACAAAAATACAATTACAGTCAGAAGAATTTGACACGGGACTCGCTTTTGATTCAACTACAAATTATAGGTTTCAACCCACAACGGCCGGTTATTACCAAATATCCGGGTGTTTCGCATCATCTGTTGCAACATCACTAATCGTTTCTGTTTTTAAAAACGGGGCCGAGTTTAAAAGAGGCCAGCAATTGTTAGGCTCTCATAACCAAGTTGAAATGTCATGTCTAATTTTTTTGAATGGGTCTACTGATTATGTTGAGTTGTTTGGTTTTCAAGCATCTGGGGCTCCGGCCAACTCATCGACAGGGGCCCATATAACTTATTTTCAAGGCTTTTTAGCAAGAGCAGCTTAACGTCATAAAGGAATAGAAATGTCTCTAAAAAAGAAGGCTGCTCAAGTCAGGGCGGCAGGACACAAGAACTCTAGGCAAGACTCAATGCTTGCCCACATCACACCAAGAGAAGCCCGCTTCTTAAAAGCTGGCGGAGGTTCTGGTAGGAAAGACCCTAAGACAGGGCTACCTCATTATGAGGGTTTTGGTGACTCTGATACTGGAGGCTTCAGTGACTCCGGTGGTTACAGTTCTAGTGATGCTGGGGGCTATGGTGGAGGTTGGGGTAGTGAGGGACTGTCTGATTTAGCTTCTATGGATGTGGGTAGCTACGGCCCCGTTGCTGGTGTTATGGCAGGTTCCCCAGCAGACAATGAGGGTGCTTTCAGTGACCCCTTCAGCAATCCCTACAGTGAACTTAGCTGGGACTCTCCCCTTAGTGATCTGACCCCTACGGATGTAAACAGCTATGGTCCTGTGGCAAATGTACAGGCAGGCTCGCCAGCAGAGGGAGAGGCTGACACTTTCTCAGAGATGGCTGCTAAACGTGCTAGGGCAATGGCCATGGGCCAAGTAGCTAGCAAACTAGGCATCCCCGGTCCTGTTATGTCTGCTGTAAACATTGGTATGGCTAAAACCCCACAAGACCAAGCCCGTGCTTTTGGTAACACTGTCTCCTCTGGCATCTTGGGAGCTATGGGGCCTTTGGGTATGGCTTTAGGTATGACCCCTGCTGGTAAAGCTTTGGGTAACGCCTTAGCTAGTTTTGAGGGTACCCGCACTGACGCACAGCGAGCAGGGGCTAGCGCTGCTACTGGTGCTGCTGGCCGTGCTGCTGGTGGTGCAGGCGGTGATTTTGATATAGGTGGGGTTCTTACAGGACTTGCTGGTCTCTATCAAGGCAACCAAGCTGCTGGTTTGGCTAAGGGTGCTCAAGGACTGGCTCAGGGACAGGCAGATACTCTTGCCAATATGTATGGTCCTAACAGCCCCTATGCTGCTCAGCTTCGTCAGCAACTGGAGCGTAAGGATGCTGCCGGTGGGCGTCGTAGCCAATATGGCCCAAGGGAAGTAGAGCTGCAGGCACGTCTTGCTGATGTGGCTTCTAGGAATGCTCCTAACACTCTTGCTGCTCAACAAGCAGCCATGGGATATGGTCAGCAAGCTAACCGTACTAGGGCACAGCAGTTTGGTACATTGGCTGGACTAGCTAAAAGCTCAGGCCTAGCTGGAATGGCCCAACGAGGGTTGTCGGGTATGTTTGACGGAGGTGGGTACGGCTCTACGGGCACAGGTGGCTTCTCTGATGCTGGTGTGTCTTATAACAATCCTTCTGCCTACACTGCTCCTGACTTAGGTGTTCCTGATACTTATGATGCTTATGATTTTCAAGGTGGTGGCGGTAGCTACTGGGAGTAATTATGGAATTCTATAATCCACAACAACTGAGTCAGATTTACGGAGACTGGAACCCTGAGATGTACATGCAGGGCCGGTCTCAAGTGGAATCTAGCAATCAAGCTCAGGCTTCTGCTAGGACTTTGGAAGCAGAGAGGGCTAAACAGGCGGGTTTAGAAACTCTATTTAAGGAACAGTCCAATCCTATAACTATCCAGCAAAATCAAGCCAATTTACAGGGCACTCTCTATGACAACATGAGTAAAGGTGTTAAGGGGCGGCTTGATGTAGCCACTGAGCCGTTTAAACTTGATGATGCTAAACGCGCCCAAGCTCTTGCGATGCCCGAGCATGAAATTAAGATGATGCAGGCCAAGGGTGAGCAGTGGGCTATGAGTGATGATCCTGCTCTTGCTACTAAAGGTAAGAACATCTTAATGAAGTCTCGTGCTGCTATTGAAGCTAGGCAGAAACATGCAGAAGAGATGGAGAAGCAAAATCTCATCCGTTCCTCTGCTGAACGCATTGCAGCAGCTAATAGGGCAGCTCAACTAGAAGCTACTAAAGTTAGGGCTGCTCCTAAAGCAGGTGGTGGTGCTGACTTCTGGAGCAGTTTCTACAAGCAACGTAACCCTGCTGTACAACACAGTGCTCTCATTGCTGAAGCAACTAAAATTGCTCAGGACAATCCAGAAGAAGCAGCTAAGATGATGCAGATGGCTGAAGCTATTCGACCACAGGTTGAGGCAGCTCTTAATGCACCTAAACCGGGTCAGATGGCTCCTCCTCCGGGCATTGGAACCCTCCCTCCTGCGTCAATTGCTCCCCCTGCTGGAGCTAGGCCACAGGGAAGCTCAGGTGCAGGTGATCTTAAATCTCTAGTTGAACAACAAGGGGGGTCTTTTGATCCTCAACGCTTTGAGTACAGAGTTAACCCGGTTACGGGGAAAGTACAGTCTCGACCTAAAGGATAAATATGGCTGATTGGCAAGATGTAGGTGATTCTGATGGCTGGGCCGATGTAGGCTGGGAAGATGTGAAACCAAAACAAGCGTCTATGTGGGATGCAGTTAAGCAGGCTGGTGCCACTGCTGGCACAGCTATGGATTATGCTATCTCTGTTCCTGCTGGTGCCCTTGCTTCTGTTTTCAGTCAGGAAGAGGGAGATAAAATCTTCCGTCAAATGGAAGCTAACAGAGCCTACAGACAGCAGTGGGCCAATCCAGAGAATCTCCCTACTTCTATGGGACAGGACTTGGCTGGTATGGCTGCTACAGCTCCTCTCCAAGTGCTGGGTATGATGGGTGGCCCCGCTATGAAAGGCACTGATTTAGTTAGCCGGGGGGAGTCTCTTCCTAGAGCTATGACAGCTACTGGAGTAGAGGCTGGTTTGACAGCGGCTGGTGTTGGTCCTATGGCTGCTGCTCGTACCTTTGGCGGCCGTGCTGCTATCGGGGCGGGAACTAATGTGGCTCTGGGTGCAGGTGCCGACGCTGCTACCCAATTCCTTGCTGAACAGGAAGCTACCAAGAAAGCCTATGACCCTTATGATGTTCATCGTAGGGCAACTGAGGCTGTCGCTGGTGGTGTTCTTCAAGGTGCTTTTGGTGAGCGTCCTATCTCTAAACCAGCTACCAAGCTGGACATTATCCGTGCTCAAACAGAAGCAGCTCGTCCTGTAGACCAGCCTAAGACTGGTCAGATGAATCTGTTCGATCAGTTTGATGAGGGGATGGCTACTCCTTACGATGCGGGTATGATGGGTGTCAGTGAGCCTATTTCTCCCAAGCTTCAGCGCCGTCAGATGGAACTACCGTTTGGTGAGGAGCGCGGCCCCCTGAATGTTGACCCACAAGGTCAGGTGTTCCGGGGGGATGTTCGTGATCCTATGGCTCAAATTGCTCTAGAACAACAGGGTAGGGCCTTTGAATGGGAACTGGGTCAGGGAACTATTCCTGAAGGGCTTCCTAAAGGAGAGCCTCTCCCATTCTTGCAAGAAGGGAAAATGGCCCCCTTGCCTGAAGTTTCCCGCATCGGTGAGCCTTTTAAAATTCCCATTAAACAGCGTGGAGGTGTTAACCCTGAAGTGTTCCGGGAAGGGTTTGAGAAGGTTAAGGAGTTTGGTGAATACACCTTGCAACTCCTTGGTCGTCAGAATGGACCAGAGGTTAGAATCTTTGATAAGCAGGGAAATGACATTGGGGGTGTTTCTACTAGTGCTAAGTACACTGGTAGGGAGCAGAACCTAGAAGCTGATTTCACCAAGGTTATTCCCCAGCATCAAGGCAAGGGATTGGCAGAAGCAGCTTATAAGTTTCTTGCTGACACTGGTTCTGACATCAAGCAGTCTGCTACGCAGTTGCCCGAGGGGCGGAAGATGTGGGAGGGGTTTGAGAAGAGGGGTGTATCCAAAGGGGGGTATATCCCTAAAGGACAGAGGGGTGCTTTGCTTATCGGTGAGAAAACTGGCATTGAGAATGCCCTCACCAAAACAGAGGATGATACATTCATTCCTAAGAACCCAAATGTAACTCAAGCTCTAGAACAAGCTCTTGCTGAAGGCAAGGATGGGAAGCAATGGAACTATCTCCAGAGTGGGTCTACTTCTACAGCAATGAAGAGTGGGTCTGCTGCCATTAAGGCTGCTTCTGAGATTGTGCAGAACGCTGTTAAGCGAGCTGACCTGGCTATCCGAAACTGGGTGTTCCCTGCTGAGCGTGCTTTAAAGGGTTTGCCTAGAGAATCTATTATAGAACTTGCTGCTTTGTTTAAAGAGGAGATGTTTAAGGGTGAACGTTTCCCTGCTGACATTCTTGCTAACAATCTTAGTGTTAAGGAGCTTAAAGCTTATACAGCTATGCGGGATTTGTTCGATGACACCTTGGCAGCACAAAATGCTGCTCGGGTAGCCAAAGGACAGGAACCCATCACTGCTTCTGAAGCCTATATGTCTAGCCGTTGGAAGGGTGACTTCCGTAGGCCAGTTAAGGATGCTAAAGGTAAGCTTGTCTGGTATCTTGCTGACAGCACTAAGCTGGGCCTAGAAGCCCAGTCTAAAGCACTTAAGAAGCAGTTCCCTGACTTGGTTGTTGATAAGTCTCTCGATCACACTGTTAGGTCTTCGACCAGCAAGACTGACTTGCAGAGCATGTACTCCACTATGCTAGACATCCTTGGTAGGGATGATCCTGCTATTCAGAAGATTGCCCAAGCGATTGAAGAACAGACAGTGGCTGAAGGGAGCCTAACCCTTGCTCAAGAGAAACACCTTAAGGGTAAAGGGAACATCCGTGGCTTTATGGGTGATAGACCCGGCGTAGGGGTTGAGATAAAAGGGAAAACCTTCTACAAAAAAGCTGATCCCCTTAAACAGTCTTTGGCTATGTTTCAGCAGCAAATCCAATATGCAAAGAATGCCTATAAATGGTCTGAAATGCAGAAAGCTGCTGATGACATTAAAGGGCTTGTAAGCAATCCCGAGTTGCAGGCACAACAGCCTAACAATGTCAAATACATTCGTGAGTATTTCAAGAACGCTATAGGGCATGGTGAGTCTGCCGCTATGCGGGCTATAGATGATTCCCTACGTAAAGGGCTCGGTTTTAGTCCTGAAATCATCAATAAGGGAGTGGGAGGGTTGAAGAGTTTTTTCATTCTCCAGAAGCTTGCTGCCTCTGCTGGCTACACTATTGCCAACTTAATCCAAACGAGTAATGTCTTGCCTTCATTGGCTTTGCTATATTCTAAGGGATATAAGGGCAACCCTATTACAGCAATGGCTGTGGGACTCCCTGCTGGTATGATGATGGCTACTGCTCACTACCTCAAGTCTGTTGGGGGTGAGTATCTGAGTAAGCTTCCTAATCAGTTTATGAAGGATGCTATTCAATACGCAGAGGACAATGGCGTTACTGCTCGTTCTGTGTATGACGAGAGCCCTCTGTCTTCCAGCTTTAGCCGTATAGGTCAGGTAGCTAACATTGCTGCTAAGACAATGACCATTCCTGAAACCTTTGTGCGTAGTGTTGCTTTCATGACTTACGCACAGATGTTAAAGGACAGTGGTAAGTTTAAGGATATGTCCAAGCTGTTCCAAATGGCAGAGGAGTATGTCAATCAGAGTATGGTGGATTATCGGGAAACCGAGCGGCCCATGGTGTTCGCTAAGCTAGGAGCCACAGGCAACTTTCTGAACACCCTGCAAACCTACCCCATGAGTTTCTATAATCAATGGGCTCTGATGACTAAGGAAGCTTCTAAAGGGAATGTAGTTCCTTTTGCTACAGCTCTTGCTCTGCAATACGGCATTGCTGGTGCTATGGGCCTGCCATATTTCGACGACACAGTAAAACTCTTTAGCTATATCCGGGACAACTTTGTTCCTACTGGGGTATGGGCTAGGATGCAGAAGAGTCCTTTCCTGTCCAACCCTAAGCTGTGGTTGGTAGAGAATGTTGGTAATGCTGCTTTGTGGGGCGCTCTGTCTGACTGGTCGGGTATTGGCATGACTAGTCGTGTTGCTGCTCCGGGTGTTGGGGCTATGCTCCAGTCTCCTGCTGGTCCAGTAATGGACATTGCTAAGCAGGTGGGACATGTGGGCTCAGCTATTATGGACCCCTCTAAGGGTAAGCTGGCTCAGGCAGCAATGTCTGTAGCTCCTGTAGGTTTACAGGGAGCCTTGGAAACGAGTCCTATGATGGAAGGGCTCACCTATAACAAACGTCCTAATGGAACTGAAGTTAGTATTAAGTCGAAAGACTTGGCTGCCCGTAAGGGGGGCTATGAGCGTACTCCAGAGGAAGTAGCAATGCGTAGATTTGGCCTACGTAGCCAGAAGGAAGTTGTAGCTAGGGAACTGGCCTATGAAACTTCTGAGGCTAACAGAATGCTAGATGTTAAATCCAGTGAGCTTGTGGGTAAATACTATGATGCTATTCGGCAAGGCAATGCAGAGAAAGCCAATCAACTGAACACTCTCTATTACAATCTGACAGGCAAGGGGCTTGTAACCTCTCAAATGGAAGAACAAATTAAAGAGGAAATGTACACAGACGTTGAGAAGCTGTCCCGTAAGGGCTCTACTCCACAAAAGATGCTTAACATTGTCAGGATGGATAAACTCATGGAGCAACATAAACAATGAAGCTATCTAAAGAAGGGGCTACAAAGCTTGTTGTCCGTGAGGGCAAGAGGAACAAGGCATACAAAGACACTAAGGGCATTTGGACAATTGGCGTTGGGCATACGGGTCCCGAGGTTGTTGCCGGTCTTGTCTGGTCCGAAGATCAGATCATAGACGCCTTCTTGAAGGATGTGGCTTGGGCTGAGAAAGCTGTGTCAGGAGTTAAAGCCCCTTTAACGACCAATCAGTTTGATGCTTTAGTTTCTTTTGTCTTTAATGTGGGGGCAAGCCAGTTTGCTAGAAGCACAATGAAGAAGATGCTTGATGTTGGCAACTACGAAGGTGCTGCAAGGCAATTTGACAGGTGGAACATCCCTCCTGAAATTATAGGTCGGCGTATGTCTGAGAAACAACAGTTTCTTTCGTAAACTCAAGCCCTCTCTTCTAAAACCTACAGACGTGAAAAAGCTCCCTATCCTTTACAGGACGGGAGCTTTCTTTTTGTCTATTGAATAACGTTTACTCTATAACCCATGTATTTTGGATCAAGGGGAAGGTAGGCACCTTCAAATACTTCTTTGGGGCTCCAACTTACATACCCATCTTCATAGATAACTCCATACCCCGCCTTACCCTCTTTTTCTTGTGTATAAGCGGTTACGATTTTAATACCGATATATTGTTGTGTCATTACTCTTCTTTAAATTTAATTAAAATAATTCTAACCAGCAATAGGTGGAACACCACCATCCAACTCAAATCTTCTGTCTCTTCTTGTGCATTAATGTGCTCAATGCCAAGAGACAGGCCATTGATTAATTCAAACTGAATTCCCATTTATACTTCACAGGAGCCGCCGCACTGCTCAGCCACTTTAACACACCAATTAATAAACTCATCTTCTGTCATATCATTTTTCATAGTATTTATCCTTTTATGTACCCATTGAATGTTTCCTTTAACATATCCAATGGACGAGTCGGTACGATCAAGAGAGGCTGTGCTTTTACTCCAACCCGTGTCCTTTTCTACAAGAGTAAGAACTTGACCGGAATAGGGACACAATCCTCGCTGCGCCTTCCAAACATCTACTAAATCCTGTAATGAGACTCCAACCTCTTTTTTTCTAAATTTAAGTTTGGTAAGATACTGAACAGAGACACCATCAATACCCTCCCAGAACGAATACTTCTCCCTTTCAATCGCATTACAACTTTGACAGCCTTTTGATCTACCATTCACTAGTTGACCCGCACGTCTGATATAGTCACGATTACAGCCTATACAAGTGACATCCCAGTAATGTTCGTTGTTATAGTGGGAGTACCCTATAACTTTCCATTTACCAAAGAGAGTACCTGTTGGTGCAGGAATGTACTTTGATTTCATATGCCACAGGTTCCTGTACCATAGAGGTCACAAATATCAATTTCATCATATATAACATCCTTATGTTTTAAAGCTTCGTCGTAGGGAACTGAGGTGAGGGGTTGACCTCCTCTACTGCCATCAGGGTAGCACGTAAATCCTCGTAAGCGTGGTGCATAAGATGCAAGAACTCTTGTGAATTCCTGCACTCGATCTCCATTGTTTTCTTTAGTTCCCCATGCTGGAAGATTGATTGTTGAGGAAATGGACATGTCAACGTAATCTTGAATGTCTGCTTGGAATTTAATTCGTTGTTCATAATTGCTACTTAAATCTAGCGCTGATTCAATTTTACTGGGATCAACTCCGTACTCGTTGATGAGTGTGTTTGCTGTTCCATCAACCACATACTGATATTTCCATTTAGTGCCTTCAGTAAGGAAACGACGTTTATAAGCGACGGCGAATAGAGGTTCAATTCCAGTGGTAGTTCCAGCAAGGATGCCAATGCTTCCAGTAGGTGCAATAGCTCGGTACGCAACTGGGTGTGAGATATAGAATCGGTCGCAGTGTTCGTTTGCTGCTCGTTCACTCTCATGCTGATAGACCTTCAACCATTCGTGGAGTTCGGGGGTGACTTCGTAGCCACTTCCTCGTTTAAGCAGCCATTCGTGTATGCCCATGAGCCCAAGTCCAAGACGACGGTTCTTTTCCCGTACTTTGTAGACTTTATCATAGGGTAGGTCTGCTCGTAGGGTTCCACACACAAGGAATTTGGAGGCAAGCGCAACCACTGATTTGAATTCTTCCAAACTCGAAATATTGCCAAGATTGATTGAACCAAGATTGCATACGTCACTGTCATCTTCAGACGTAACTTCAGTACAAGCGTTGCGTAACGTTTCATTTTGTTTCTTTCCAAAGTTAAAGGAGAAACCGGGCTCCCCTGTTTCTAAAGCTTGATAGCAATTGGCCATGAACACAGCATTGTTTTCCAGCCCCCCTACCAAACTAGCGTCATCATAATTAACACTAATGTTAGTCATGTCCAACGGGGCAGGGTAATTGAAGTCCAGCAGCTTCTGTTCTTTAGTTAAGTTGTTCCAGTTTTTGGCGTTAAGGAACGCGCCAATGTCCTCATGTTTCCAATTGAGTGAAGCGTAGATAGCACTTCGTCTTGAACCACCCTGCATAACATTTCGTCCGATCTCGTTGATGGCAAACATGAGAGGTAGAGGTCCACTAGCAGTTCCTCCAGTTCGTGAGAGCGCTTTTCCAGCAGCTCTAAGTCGGCTGTAGTCAATTCCAATTCCGCCTCCAGTCATTAAACAACTCATTGCTCGCCATGTCACTGCACTCCATTCTTCTCGGGTGTCTTCTTCAGCTCGGAGGAGGTAGCAATTATTATAAGCCTTGTAAGGTCGTCCTGCGTAATATAAATATCGGCCTCCGGCCAATATCTTGAACTCTTTCATATACTGTGTCAGTTGTCGCCGTTCGTCGTCAGACATAAGTTTTGGTTGTGTGCCCCAACGAGTACCACACACATCCTCTACTAAGCGATCTACTAGTTTAGACCAGCTGTCATCTGGACCCTGACTGTATTTCTGTTTAAAGATTGTCTGCCCGAAGGCCGTCCTAAATTCTGATTTCAAATCTTACCGATCCTCACATTAGGTTTAATTGGCTGTTCCGGGTTTGCCTCACGACGTTCGGCGTCCTCTTTTGCTTTGTTCCTGAAATGACAAGTGAGGCACATAGGAGGACCATCTGTTTGGTTCTTCAGCCATGAGTTGCACACTTTACATTTCCTTGGGTGGCCTTTAGGAACATAAGAAGACTTGTGTATCTTCTTAATTATCATACCTGATCAATTTCCATCACTCACCATCCATCGGCCAAGTAACTAAAATACCAAACACAGCTACTAGGAATATAATAGCTAAGATGTATAGAATCATTCTTTATCCTCGTCATAAGGGAAGTCCAAAGGCTCATAGAAAAACTCCCTAATCTCCTTGTTAGTTTCCCATTCCTGTCGTTTACGCAAGACATACTTCTTGCTGTCTTCAGTGGGGTCCACATGCCGGTACACCTGCTCTTTTTCAGTTTTCTTTTCGTTCAAGCTCATCGAAAAGTCTCCTCAAATTCAGGGATTTTCTCGATAATTTGATCCTCTAAAATTTCTACGAGTTCTTCAATGGAAATGTCAAGGAAGTCCAAGAGTTCAACTTCCCCCATCTGTGCTTTAATTTGTTCTTTTATGTCGTCGAGAGTCATACAAGAATAAGCTTTCGTTCCCCATCCGACGAGCTTACTTTAGTAAGGTCCGAGAACCAAGTCATAAACAGTTTATAGCTGTCCAGAGGATTGAGACAGCGGGGTTCCCATTTAGGGTTGGGCTGAAAGAACACTGAGTTCCAGTCCTTGCCTCTACTCTTCAAGAGGTAATAAGCTTCTGTTGCCGTAGCATCCACATCTGCTGTCTTCACATCTGGATGAAACTCAACACCAAACTTCTTGTTTATAGCGTTTTGAACTTTCGTTTCCATCGCTTGATAATCCGGCAAATATTGTTTGATAGGCGACGGAATGTCCGAGAGATAAGCCTCGGCAGCGTCGTGAAGAAGTCCCGCAAGCTGTAGATTAGGAGACAGCCGTGCAGCAACAGCCACTGAATGCTCTGCCACGCTAAAGAAAGGTATGTGGCCATTAAATCGACACTGGTTAGCCAGCGCGAAAGCAATGTCTTTGATGTTGATTTCATCTTCTTTTGGCTCCAAGAAATGGAATTTAATTCCGGATACTGTCTCTATGTAGGGGGAGTTATTTTGTTCGATTTTCAATCTCCCGATTAAGGTAGAAGATGGCCTTTTGCAAATCCTCCACGCCATTCTTCAAATCAGCTCGCCAGAGATATTTCATTGCATTGCCCATTAAGAAACTCATGTGTTCTGTAATTTGGATGCATTCAATTCCCGAGGGATGCGAGCAGTAGTGGTTTGGATGGTTTACAGGGTCCGGCTGTGGGTGGTTGTTATCTTTGTAGTCTTTAATGTCTTTTTCGTTAAGCATATTTTTTATTAATATAGTCAAGGGATACAGTCATCAAATCGAAGTCACCATCTTTAACGTCATGGCAAACAAGGAAACCTCGCCAGTGTTTGTTGCCCTGTGCTGACATATAATCTTCGTTGTGCTCGTAACAGGAGCCCGCAATAACGGAGGTTAGTTTACCCCCGTCGGCGCGATAGCCAGTTGCAATTTGCAGTCCTTGCTGATGGCCTTGAATCGTGCTTTGGTGCTTCTTGGTTAAACACGCCTGAGCTGTAGTCACAGGACGTCCCATAAGGCCAGTTGTAAAGTAGTGGCTGTAAGCAATGCCATCAATAACCACCACATCAAGAAAAGGAACAACCTCCCACCCGTATGATACATAGTGTAAATCGTCAATAGATAAGACCCCATCCAACTTAGGGTCATCATTAACAGCCCGATTAATACGATTTTCATGGTTTCCTAAAGTTAACACCATCTTAGGTGCATATTGTTTCTCTTTGTTCTTCTTTGCCTTAGCATTGAACGTCCAAAGAGGCTCAAGGAGGCTCTCCATAGCCTCGTGGCTGGCTTTAATGTCGGCTGTGTACCTTCTTCCTTCGAAGCTTTTCTTGCCCACGTCGTAAGAACTAAGAGAGGGCATGTCCGCAAAATCCCCGATACACACCAAAACATCTGGCTTCTTCTCTACAATGTAGTGACCTATTTTGTTTAGATATGTAAAGTCAACACCCGGCTTAGCTTGCACATCGGGTAGGATTAGGTGTTTCATTGGTCTGCCTCCACAGTATCCTCAAACTCCCACTCTTCAAAATCCATATTATCTAGTAAATAAGAATCTACTTTATCTTGAGCCTTTTGCCTAGAATCGCCTTCTAGTAAGATAACCACAGTTACGTAATATTTCAATGCATTTCCTTATTAGATGCAGAGGAGCCAATTACATTAAAAGCTCCCGAACGAACTAGGAAGTTTAAACCTAGTATTACAACCAACTTTGTTTCTTCAGGGGAAAGCTCACCAGAGAACTTTACACCCCCTTCTGGGGTTTCAATTACTGTGTCTATGAGCATTTTTTCCTTTCTTCTTTTGTTTTGATGGCATGGCATCCCTTACATAAGACTTGCAAATTGTCCTTCTCACAAAAGAGTAGGTTAACAAATTCATCCCAAGAACGGTTTTTCCCAATAGGGACAAGATGGTCAACTTGGACATCTTTGGCGGTGAATTCATCACCACAAGAAGTGCATTGATAATGCTGTGCAATCCTACCAGTCTTTGGGTTAACTTTTTTCTCTGTCTTTGCTTCATTTAAACATTCCCATTTGGGCTGCCATCGGCGGCTTCCACTTCTAAGTACAGAGGTTACAAAGGAATTGAACCTTCCTTCAGTCCAGTTTCCGCTGTTATATTGTCGTTGTTTCTTTTTAGGCAGGAGGCCTCCATATATCATCTTCTTTTTGGTGAATCCACAAACAAGCAGCATTCATATGCATTGTCTCTGTGCTTGACCCAGCTTCTTTATACATTAAGAGGACGTGTTCATACATCTCCCCTTCGGAATGACAGGTGTAAAGAACATCAACCTTTGGCTGTAAGAACTTAGGAATTTCTGTCCTAGCTTTTCCATCATAACCAAATATATTGTCAGCCCTATCACCAAGAATAAGTTGAACATAAAACCAACGTAGCCCGTCAATGGCTGGGACAGTTGAGTGTTCGTCCTTAACAAAGTTGTAATGGTTGCCCGGAATCATGAGGAGGTCTTTGTCCACACTCACAATAACCGTGCTTCCCTGCTCCTTATCTTGATGGATACCTAATGCATCATCAGCTTCAATGTTGTCACATATCTGTGCTCCATGGACAGTAACTAAATATTCACGAACTTGTTGTAGCCACTCAGGGCGGGGAACATCTTTACGGTTGGCCTTGTACTCAGGGTTAATTTTCAACCTGAAGTTGTCAGAGCCTCCTATAAAGACTTTGTAGCCCTCACACTGAGTTGCGTACTTGATGCGCTGCATTGTATCCTCACACCTCCCTAAAGCCGCCTCAAGGGGCTCTAGGAAGGGCTTGGCTTTGGTTGGTTGACAGGACGCTGCGGCGCGGTATCCTACCACGTCACCGTCTACTAAAGCTATCAAAGGATTCCTTTATTTAGTTGCAAACCACAACCCCACATTAGCAAGGGCATACCCAAAATACATAATGGCAATGGGAATGTTGTCTTTAACAACCTGCTCACCTGCTATGTATAAATAGATGAAGCCTACAAAGGCCACAAGCCATGCAGACATTACTCAGGAAGGTCAGAGTCCATGGTGTCAAACCCACTTGCGTCAGGCTCCGCCGACGCCGTCCCAAAGACATACTGTTCAAACTCTTTTGCAAGAGCAACAACCTCAGAGGCTTTAGGAGGAGTTTTAGCACCCGTGGTGAGTACTTCTGCCGCAGTGGACAGGCTACTTTGACGGACAATTAGCACTTGGCGTGCTGCCCTCTCATCAGGAGTCTCGTAGGAGCTGCGTACAGGGGCAGTAGCACTTGCTGCTGCCGTCTTAGGGGCATAGGCAGTCTTTGGTGCGCTGGTGTCTGGAGCGCCCGCCTCGGAGGGCACAGCAGAAGTCCAGTCATTATTAACACCATTAGCACTTTTCTTTACTTCAATGTCAAAAATATCACCGGGTTGCGCCGTTTTTAGAGTATTAAACGCTGGTGCATTATCATAAAAAGGCATCTGCTTCCTTCCCTCTACTTTACCCTGAAAGGTTAGATTTTTATAAGCCACATCGAGATACTCATAGGGCTTGTTGGCTTTAGACATAGCAGTTGTGGGGGCTACATTTAGAATTTGGATTTTAATAGATGGCATTTATTTCCTTAAATATGTGTCCAATTGACACGTCTGATAATACGTCCTATATGTGCCTGTTCAACACCATATAGTTTTCCTAATTTTTCTTGAGACAGTGAACTTGCTCTAATACTAATAACATCTTCTTCTGTTAACTTCGAATAGGGATGTTTACTACCGACAATACGTTGTCTATCTTTTTTGTCTTTTTGATTATCTTGGTTTGTTCCCAATCTTAAATGAGCAGGATTAACACAAGATGGGTTATCACAGGAATGAAGAACTAATAGACCTTCAGGAATAGGTTCCTTATAAAAGGAATACGAAAGTCTGTGAACAAGTTGGCCTTGTTTTCCTTTATAACACATTCTTCCATAACCATCCCGGTCTTTCATGCCCAACCAGTTCCAACAGTCTTTGGAGTCTTTTACTATTCTATTCTCAATTCTTTCACTTAATATTTTCTTCATACACTAATTGTAACAGACTTCTTGCCACTTGTCAAGAACTTCTTGCTAATTTTTCCATGTTTTTCATGTTTGGGCCAAACTTGGCTTCACATGTCATGGGAACAACCCACTCATAACGATAAATCTTCTTAATATTTAGTTGTAAGTCGTCAAACACTTGGTAGGCCAAGTCAGTGAGCTGTTGTAAATATTCAGAAGGGGTGTCGATCAGTATGCTGTCATGAACTGTCGAAATGAATTTACAGGGAATTCCTAGAGCTTTCACTCGTCGGAAGAGGGAGATGCGTACAATGGTCATAATGTCAGCCCCCGTGCCCTGAACTGGATAATTGCTGAGAATAGTCCATGGAATCTTTAGTTCCCCATGGTTGCCATTACCATGGTTATTGCGACGCATAGGAATGCTCCAAGAGCGTCCTAGGGGGCCTACAATTGGTTTTCCACTAACTACAAGGTCTGCCCATTCTTTATGTTTCTTATCTAATCCATGATATTTCTTGTAAAACTTCTCATTAACATTGTCCCAGTATTTAGGGTTGTCAGACACATGCATGAAGTCGTTGTCATTTGCAAATGCCCAACCTGAGCCCCTGAACAAAGTCCTGAAAAGATATACTTTCGCTATAAGGCGGCTAGGTAGTTCAAAAGCAACTTGATTCAAACTATGTGTATCTAAGCCTTCTATGATCTCCTTTATAGCCTGAGAGTCTTTACTAAGTTCGGCTGCTACCCTCCACTCGGGCTAAAGCTGTGCCGCATCAATAGATAAGAGGGGCACAGCCGACCTCCTTGGAATGCACAGCAAGCACTCCTTTGGCAAAAGCAATTAATTGCTCTTTAGTAGCTCTATTTTTCATTTGGTTGGCTAATATGGATATTACTTGAATGTTTTCTGAAATATACCCTTTACTAGAATCAATTCGATCTATGGATGCCCATGCAGCGGGGTCACCGGTATTAAGTGGAATACCTAAATAGGGACATAGTTCTGGAATAATAATATCTTCAGGCGTAATTGTGAATTCTCTAGAACCATATTCATATTTTACTCGATCTCTTGCCTTTTTCCATAAGTATTTTGCAGGGTCAGTGCTCCGCCTCTTTTCCATATGCCTACGTAGAATTTGCTTAGCCTTCTCCGGGTCTGCTGCTGTTGTAGCACGAGATTTGGCATTAACACATTCCTTACAGGCATTATGTCGGCCATCTGGTCGGGCCGTGAACTTACCAAATAGATCATCTGCTTTCTCTATATTACACCATGCACACACCCTCATGGTTTAAATAGCGCCGCTGTCTGAGCAGCGCCTGCTCCAAAGTTCATGTGCTGATAGACCTGACGTGCCTGCGTAGGAAAAGAATCAATGAAGCGAGTAGCTACATCCTTAGCTCCCTGTTCCTGAATCAAACTGGCGAAGTCAGACAAGATTTCATTAAATACAACTTCATCAAGCTCTTTGTTTGTCATCGAGTTCCTTTAACAATATTTTAGAATCTGCATCACTCCACCCATGGAGCCATGAATGGAAGGCCCATTCCAATCCATTCTCATAATTTTCCCAATAGGGGTTGGCTTTGGTTCTCTGTCCTGCTTCCCTAGCTTCATATCCCTGTTTATAAGGAAGTTCTTTTATTTTGCTCACTCGTATTCCGATACAAATACGTCTTGGATTTCTGACGCGAAGTTCTGTTGGTTTGGACGAGAACTAGACAGTCGACCGGTTTGGGCAAGTGTTTGATTGAGCTGACCATGGAGTTTGCCTTTTGGCCAATGCATTTCTTCATTTAATTTCGGGAGTCCTCTGTAATAAGTACCATTGAGTTTCTCAGCCTTAGCAAGTGTAAGAAGAGTTTCGACAACTTTCTTGTGCTTACCCTTAAGTTTCCTTAAACAACCTTCGTTTGTCTCATAGAAGCCTTCCTTTTGTAGTTCACTACCCTTGACAGGCTCAAACAAACGAGGGAGCGTGTGCTCAATTTCCTGATTCTTTAGTTTTGGTTGTCCCTTTTTAATGCCCGATTTATAGAACCCATCGTGAACTTTAATAGTTTCCACAATTTTCCCGCCATAGAGAAAGGCAGAGAGATGATCGCCAGAATTGAAGTTAATGGGTATATTAGGGTAGAAGTTTGAGAGTGTCTGCTTGAGCTTTTCTGTTTCTGCATCTAACTCCTTCGATCTTTTGTCACAAAGCTCTGTGTCGTAGGTAATTCCGTTTTGTTCCATCTCCTGTAAAACCAGCATGTCCTGACTCATAAGCTTACACAGCTTAATCTGAGCAGGGCCCATTAGTTTAAGTTGTGCATAATAACATTGTAGGGTAGCACTAGCATCATAAGCAGCATACTCACGTAGGATAGGCCAAGGAACATCTTTGGTATCAATACCTTTATCCCAGTATTCTGTTTTAACAACATCGAGCTTAACAGGAATGCCGTACTTGATACAAGTGTCGTTGAGGCTAGGAAACTTATGTTGCTGATGGCTAATAATGAACTCAGCAATTTGAACATCCCAAACTTTTACATTGGAAAAATCTACCCCATATTTACGGAGCCACGCAACATCAAATTTAAAGTTGAACCCTATGAGCGGCTCGGCCCTGTTAACCATGCTTTGTACAGGTTCAGGTTTGGTCCATAGATAGGCTTCACTCCAATGCTCCTCTGCTGCGCTCCAACACACTAACTCATTACGACGGTCATACGCATTCCCTTTCGAGAATATAGTTGTCTCAGTGTCTATGGCTATAGGACTAGGGTAGGTCATTAATAAACTTCTTTATGGATGCTTCCAAGAGTTCTTGATTAACTTCTGTATCATGCCATTTATTAGTGACAAGGAAATAGTCCTCCCTATCTTTCAACCAACTTGCTAAATACCTAGCAAACTCGTCGTCATCTTCAGGGGTTAGTTCAGGTGTCTTTGTCATTTAAATAATCTTCTTGGGCTACAAGGAGTAAACCCTCTATCTCATCTGCTGCCTCATCTAACAAATCAGCTAGCCGGTCTTCCTTGCCTTCTTGGACAGAGCGTCTGCTTGAAATTGTTCTACGAATTGCTGCGCGTTTACGTAGACGTTCTACTAGTGTTTCATTAGTCATGTTTATCTACAATTGTGAGTGCTGCCGGACTTAGTGGCACTTTTTTCTAATGAGTGGAAAATAGAGGCCAAATAACCTGACATACGCTCGGATGATTTACGGCAAATATAAACACTACCGCTGTGGTTGTGTATTTCGTAAGCCTCACCCACATCCACAATCTTAGTCACACCACTGCTCAACTTCCAAGAATCCCCTGTAAGGTAACCGCCACCCCACCCGGCCAACACTTTCTTGTTGATCCCCTCTGGAGAAGTAATTTCAACAAGTACCCAATTATCTGGGGTGTATGTTCTACTCATAATTAACAATCATAAAACACGGTGCCAGTGGCATAAAAATATACTTCCTCTGGGGTAAACCCCTTGTCAGTGTAGAGTTGGGAATATTCCCCCACAAGTTCCTCTGCTCTCTCCGCTGTTCGGCAACAAGAGCAGAGAACATCCTTACCTGAGAAATCATGCCTCATTACAGCATGGACAATTGCTTTATTCTTTATCTGGGACAATTTCAACCTCAGTTCCTGCAAATAGATGCACTACTTCTCCTTTGTCAGTTGTACAATAGGAATACATTCCGTCTATGTGATGGAAAGCATATGTTTCCTCATACCCAATATCACCATCATCTAAGACTTTAATTCTAGTATTCCGGGGAACGTCATATAATTTCACATCAAATCCTTATAGCGGGCTGTCTGGGCATCTATGAGCACTTCACACTTTCCGTGGCGGAGGTTGGGATCGGTATCCTCATCTCCAAGAAGCTTATTCTTGCTAAGATGTAGATAACGGACCTTCTCATATCCATCGGCATTTTGTTTTCCAATTCCCAATATAAAATCCGCTTCAGCTTGTTTAGCTGTTTTTGCGTTAGCGACATGTCCCATCGTAAGCCATTTAACCCCTTCTCCAGTTCCGTCAGCTTGGCATATCCCAATGGTTGGGCAATATTGTTTTGCAAGTTCTCTAAACCATTGATAAATACTTCCCAATCTAAGGTCTTCTCTATCATTATCAAATCCTGTTATCTTGTCGGCCTGATCCGCAATTAGCAAAGAGGGTTTGTATTTCTTACAAAGCTTCTCCACTGTACTTTTATGGATAATAGCCTTATCCAAGATTTTAATTTTGCCATTTGTCTGTCTATTAAACTCCTTGCTCCATCGAGGAACGTCCGACATAAGAGCCGTGAGGCTAATCCCAAAGAATGCTTGATAGACCCTCAACTTAACATTAACCCCCGGCTCCTCGTTAGCCAACCAGATGATTGGCCCATCCTCATCAGTGAGCTGTTCAGCCATAAAGGTAACCTCACTTGCAAGAAACGTTGTCTTACCCGTTTCCGGCCGTGCAAACACAAATCCAAAGTTGCCCTTACGCAAACTACCCATCATCCTATTGAGGGTGTTTAAGCGCCAGCGCAAGCCCGGAGTGGACACGGCAGCATGTACAAGTTGTTCGAGGTCATCTGTCACAAAGCTGTCTTCGTCAGCATCTAGCTGAATAGCCTCCTCACCAAGGGCATTAAAACCCTCTATAAGCTCTTGAAACTTAGAGAGGCTACTCCTCCCCTCAGTTACCTCATAAGCAGCAAGGGAGATGTCTTTTAAGACTCTGTTGCGTACAAGAGTTTGGAGGAGAGTTTTGGTGGTGGCTTCGGATACATCGAGCTGATCAATTGTATCCAACAGAGGTTGATAATAGTCAGGGGTTACAGCCTTACCTGAGAATAGTAGGTTGGCTAGGTCAGCCGTGGATAAGTTAACTTTCTCTTCGTTGTGCCTATGAAATGAATCAATGGCAGAGAAGAGGGGCTGGAGTTCTTTTGGAAAATCTTGAATGAGGAGCCCTTGCGCGGCCTCCCATTCAGCATTCTTCAACAAGAGTTTAAGTAAGCTTGTTTCAACAGGAATCAATCAACCTCCTTTACGGGAACAAAGATGTCAAAGCCTTGGTCATCCTCTGGATGTGGCTGCTCCTCTGGGAAAAGGCCACCAAACTTGTAACGCATGTATGAGAACCCTGTCCCTGTCCAACGAGCAACCTCGGAGTTCCGACAGTAGCCTTCATACTCCTTTCCAACGACAAGGTTGTTCTTAGCAATCATCCCATCTCTAACAGCCTGTTCTATGTCCTCTGGTAAAGTCCATTTATGTAATTTATGATAAATCTTTCTTGCTACTTCATTCATATGTTGTTTATTTACTACATTATTTAATTAAATACTTACTTTTCTTTTTCTTATATCTATTGTACACTAAGTACCCTGTCCTTGTCAAGAACTATTTTTACTTGTTGCGAACAAATCATCGATGAAAGCATCGCTGGTCGAGGTAGTTCCGGATGAGTGTATCCAGTTAGTAGCCAGTGTGCTCCAGTGTATAGATGTTCCACCATAAATTGTTGGTTTTACTACTTTTTTCTTCTCTTCCTTACCCAACACCGTGTTAAACAAAGCAATTCTGTCGCTTTTTAACAACAAGTTCTGTTCTTTAGCTTGTCGGGTAGCTTCCATAAAGAGATTAAAAAATGTTACATCTTGTGTAACAATGACATTGTCAACTCCTTTTCGATAGGAACACCACAACTCATCTTCTGGGTAAGGCTGGCTTCCTTCTTTGCAATCGTCCCACTTGTCAGTCTCCAGAGCATACTGGAAATCTTCCATATCCATGTTGACGTGAAGAAGACAGAGCCAGTCCATGTCTGTATCCGTTGGGGGTGGGTTGCAGATTATACGGCTCCCTGTAGGCTCTATACGCTCGCAGGAGAGGACAATCCAGTCAGGTAGGGGTGTAGGTAGTATTTCCATTTAAACGCCTCTAATGTCCCAATATTTCTTTTCTAGTACTTTCTCTGCATCCTTATAGTCTTCTATGAGTTTCTCTAAGGGCTTCTCGTTATGGGACGGAACGGGGTTGATGATTTGTCCCGGCTTGTCTTTATCCCCTACATGTTTGTGTGGGGGCATGTATTGCTTCATTTAACTAACTCCATGATTTCTTGCTCCGAGTGATACTTTGGATCGAGTTTAGTGAGGACAACGTCTGTGTGTACACCCAGCCATTTAAACTTCAGGGCAATTTCCCACGCCTCTTTAAACTTATCATGGTCGAGCCAGACAACAACGCTTTCAAATTGCTGTGCTAGCCTGCCCACTTTAGACATGGAAATGGATGTACCAAACAACGGCATTGCTTGATAGACCCCACCCACTTTAATGGAACTAAAGCTGTCCTCCGTGAGTACTAAACGTTTAGTTCCTGAATTTTCCGTTCCCGCAATGGCGAAGACATCTTCTTTGCTGCCGAAGAACCTAGACTTTGGGCCTGTACTAGTCGCCATGTTGACATATAGCTGTCTAGCTTCAGCCGCGCCTGGTCCTCCCCGTAAAGCACTACAAAGCTGTCCAGATCGCCCTGAGTGAAACACTCTCCATAGCCTTCCGGTCCATCCACTGTAATAGTAGTCATATTTAATTAGTTCCTCAATTGTCAAGTTAAACTTGGTAATATATTGTAAGACAACAGGAGGGAAGTCCTGTGTCAAGTCCTTGGGTAGATGCCACTCCTTCTCTTCAACTTCTTGAGCTTGCTTGACAAACCCACTTATTGAAGAGGAAACAGAATAGCCGCACCCGAAGCACCATTTTCCGCCATCCGAGTAGACAGCCAAATTATCACGGCTGTTGCACTTAGGGCAAGCTTCATGGTAAAGAAATATAGCCACACATCAATCTCCTTTTCGGCTAAGTTCGGCATAGAGGAGTTTCTCTAAGATATCTTTTTGAATGGTGTGGTCTTTTTCTGCCTGTCCAAAATCAAACATACTGCCTACCAATGACCAAGCGCTAGCAACAACACTTGCCTGTATCATAATCCGCTGCACAGCGGCTTCAATGTCATTTGCTGGTTGCACTGGCGCGGGAAATGCTCTATCGATCTGAGCTTGCGAAACATAGGGCGTTACCATAGGAATACACCCATGCTTAGAGCAGTGAGCAACTGTTTCACAGGCATCACAAATTTTACTCATAATTGTCTTCCTTATAGTCGTCCTGAACATCGGTGTCTACAACGTCAACACTGTCTTCAATTGTACTAAGGCATTTATTACACATGTCAACGAATGTACCACTAGCAAAGCGTCGGGTTGATTCCTGATTGTTCAGGATTTTATTGCAGCAGGTGCAACGCATTTTAGTTTGTCTCTTTCCAGATTTCTTTACTAAAAACTCTCATACAGCCATCTCCTCTTGTGTTGTCAACCTGCCAGCTATGTTCAGCATAGTTAATGTGGCTTGACAGCCAGCGTTATGAATACAATACATCCATTTAGTTTTATTCTCTTGCGTAACCTGCACAGAGTCTCCTAGGAACGTCCATCCACCAAAGGCGGGCTTATACCCATGCCTAAGAACATGCTCGCGCCACCTGCCCAGAGGATTGTCTACCTGTGTGTAGGGATTGGCTTCTACCAAACTTCTAATGGAAGTGAACACCTTGTCACAGTGGGCCATCCTGATTAGATATGTTAGATAGCTAATTTGATAGGTGCTGCTGAAGAACACTTTCGGAATAAAGATGAGAATGTGAGCCCCGTCCTGAGAGAAGTTTAAAGGAGGAAGCCCATTCTCCACAGCATTGTCCCTGATGAGTTGTAGATTGGCTTTCAATTGCGCATGCCATTTCAGCCTTGACAACCGGACATACACCCCCTCAGTGTTAAGCTTAATATGCTCAAAATTCATTCCGTGAACATTCAGGACAAATCCGTTGTACTTAGCCACAACGTCGTTGAAATAGTCCTTACACTTAAACTCACCCGTTTGGTTCTCGTAGCTACCGTCCTCTTCCAGATAGAGGATGGACCAGCGGAGTGGATTAATCTGACCAGTTTCATTAAGTTTAAAGGGCAGATGAGCTGCTTGTTTAACTTTCACAGAGACTCCTCAATTGCTTTTACGTAGGCTTCTACATTGCTTCCTTCAATTCCCGGCGCGGAATTAACCTCGATGACAAAGAGGTCATTCTTCTTTTCGTTATATCCAATGTCAACTCCCTTAAAGTCGGAACCAACTACCTTGCCTGCGGCGATCGCCAGAGCGCCAATTCCTTCAGGGAGGTTAACAGGATTTTGGCAAAATACATACCCATTAGCCAAGTTACGGATGTGAGTGTCACGCACCCCGTTCCAATCTGAGCGAGCTTTCTTTTCAACAATTGCAACCACCCTTTCTTGAAAAACATGAACACGAAACTCCCGTTTCTTTTTCTTGTACTTGGTATAGACAGGAGCCCACCCAATATCAGGCTCTACATGAACAGTAATGCCCTTGCCGCAAGATGACATGAGAAGATGCCGTGCGACAACAACCTCACCGTCAGATACCCAGTCAATAGCCACTTCCCTATCTGTGGTGTACTCCAGTGCTGATAGTCCCTGTGCCTCAAACCACCGATACTGAGCTATTTTGTCAACCCCCTGCCCATACAAGAGCTGCTTACGGCGCAAAGAGGTTTTCAATGTCCGTAACACCTTATAGCCCAGCTTAGCTGAAAGAGCTTGGGCAAGGCGTTTAGCTGAGCCCGACCCACGAGTACCCGCTGTAAGTTTAATGTTAAGTTTCATCTTGTTTCATTTTCAAATAGAGTTTATCCAAATGACTGAAGTTGGCTGGATTGGCCTTGTAGCCTAGCCACGCATCCTGTTTCTGTTTCTCAGAGGAAAACCACACCCCAGTATAATACAGAACAAAGACTTTCTTAAATTCAGCCTCATCCATCCCAGACCAAACCTCAGCCTTCTCTCTACATAGAGGAGCCAACATCAGTGCACCGAAGCATCTTGCTCAACTACGGGCAGGATGTCCTTGACAATGACAATAATTTGTCCCAGCGCAGCATCATACTGAGTATCTACAATACGTCCAATCCAATCTGTTTGAAAATCTACTTCCTTAATGGACATACCAAGTGAGCTTAAACTAAGCTGTCCACGGACTAAGTGCTTCACCTCATTTAAGTCATAGGCATAGTCTTCGCTAGTACCTAACAGGATTATATCATCGCTGGGATTGCTAATGTCCTTTTCTACCCAATCGACCAACGTAAACAAAAGCTGCTTACCTATTAAAGCATTTCGGAATCTTTTGTATGCGTTTTTACTGCATCTAGGGGTGGTGCCATTAACCACTTCATCCACTGCCCTATCCCTAGGTTTACCATCTGAAAAGGGGGCTGAGTTAGTACTCGCACCCCCAGTGTTGCTCCCAGTACGGCCTTTCCATACCTGTACTGGCTTTGGGAGTAGGGGGTACTCCTTCACAACACCCCCCGCTTTCTCTGTATCAAACAGATAGAGTGTGTCCACTGCCAAATACTTATGGCTAATTTGTTTCTCCCCATTCCGGCTAGCAATCCAGTTGGCCAATCCCAGCTCACTTGCAAACAAAAGGGAGTCCTTAGTTTCAAAGACACCTAGAGGACGCTGACTATTCCTAATCATACCTACTTGGTTGCGCTTCTGATCATACCAAACACAAGCAAAGGCCCCTTCAACTTTCCATACTGCCTCTGACATGGCCTGTACAAAGTCTTCCTGATCCATTGCCTGTTTAAACAACGTAGCAAGAGCCTCTGAGTCCACCTCTGTATCATGCAATTGCTTATGATTGCGCAAGGTGCCATTATGCACCATAGCAAACGTGTTGTCAACTACAAAGGGATGGGCGTTCTCATCTTTGTTTTCGCCGATAGTCTTGGCCCTATTGTGCCCAATGACAGCCGAACCGTTCTTAAACAAGTCTTTGTCAAGAGAAGAGTCAATAAATTGATAATTGAAAGTGGCAGAGTCACTAGCCTCCTTCATAATACCAAAGTCACCATTGTTGTGGCAGGTAATTACACCTGTTGCATCTTGTCCACGAAGAACATCAGCAAACAACATTTCATAAAACATCTTCTGCTCAAACTTATTAAACCCGTTAGTGTTTTTAGTAATGAGCCCGACGATTCCACACATCGCGTTATGCCGTCCACTTATTAGTAAACATAGTCTTTCCCACTTGAAACTCAATCAACCAGTAACGAAACTTCGGTTTATTTTCTAATAGATAGATACAAGTAAACTTAAATCCCGGAGAATACATTTTTACTTTACGCATAAAGCCTCCTTAGTTGAATGACAGCTTAATATCAAGAAGTGAATCGGACAGCAGCTCAGGAAGCATACCAGAATATTTTAACACAGAAGGAGAGTCCTTAAAAATAGATTTAAAAGCTTCTTGCACAGCGTTGTCATCCTTAATGGCTTTCATGTTTACAAAGTTCTGTTGACCATAGAGCCACAGGTTTTCCAAAGCATTAAGCCACTCACGGAGAGTTTCAACGTTGTCTGTTCCCTGCATATGCCGAAACTCCATAGTTCCAATGCTAGCAAGAGGAATCAAATTAAGAGCTGTATACTTACTCCAGCGTTGAACCATAGTGTTAAGGGGCCGGTTGTATGACTCACTCAGACAAGTTTGATCTAGTCCCACACAATGGATGTTGTTCCTTCGGGAAGGGTCCACCATCAAGAAGAAGATTGGCTCAAACAAGGCATACCATAGAGCAATTGACTTGGTAGAATCAGTCTCAAGGTCAAGGCAGTTTATATGAACATGGATGGATGTTCGTGGGCTAAACCTCTTGGTTTTGTCCTGACTCTTGTAAGTAATGAGGTTGTGTAAAGCATCAAACGTTTCTAAGAGCCTGTCTTTGGGTAATGGGGTCGAGATGAACTCACGCCCGCTGTCCCGCAGAGAACCATCCTCTGTAATGTCCCATACACCACTCTGTGCAACCTTGTCATCCCAGAAATCAATATTCTCAATTTCACATTCCAGACCTGCAATGAAGTCTTTAGAAGCAAACCTAGAGGACACTCCAAAATGTTGACGTACAGTAGGCATTAAAGCTCCTCCTCAAAGAAAGCTGGCGCTGGAGTAAGGTCAAGCTGCTGATAGACCGCCTCTTCTTTTTCAGGAGGGCGTGCTGTTTTCTTAACACTAAGTATTTTGTACATTCCTTGGTTATACCCTTCTACAACTTTCTCCACTTCAGGGATGAACAAGCTGCGATTAATCATGATTTGTTTTTCTTTGGGTTCAATCCACCCAATACGAGTCTTGTCTACAAAAATCCTGCCTGATGGGTCGACAGCCATACGAGAAGACACGGGATAGCTAGTACCCAAGGTGTCCCTAAACCCCATAAAGGCAGGCTTCTGTGTGTAGGAGTTGACAACATCTAGGTCCAAGTCAATTCGACTAAACCCTGCCCCACCAAGAAACCATACACTGGTGTTCTCATGTGTAATTCCACGTTTGTATTGCCGTGCCGGGATGCGGGCAAGGAAGTGAGCACATCCATTATGCTCAAAGAAGCTCTTACGTGGCAGGATGAAGTCTACCTCTCGTGGTCCCTTGTCGAAAGTAAACTCCCACCCGTCAAACTCAGTGCCACGGCGCTTACCGCTGAGTCCGGCAGCACTCACCTTGTCCACATACACAGCCTCATCCCCTAAGCAGGGGAATTTCATGTAAGACTTTTCGTAATATTTACGAATGTCTTCCCAATTTTCTTTACAAAATTGCATGGCTAAATTAGCTCCACTGCTTTGAGCTGACCTGTTTCACCATCGAAAGTAACTTTGAGATTGGCAAAACAGGCCCGTAGTGGAGCATCATAATCACCATTCATTTTGAGTAGAGCATACTCCACTATATCAGGCTCTGGTTTGATTCGATACGCTGTCTCTACGTTCCAGCTTGGGGTGCCTTCTCGATCGTACCACACCCTATCCCCAGTTTGATACTGAATTGTAGCACCATCTGCCCAAGCTTTTATTAATTCAGCATGTTTGTGAGGAGTTTTCATACAACATCCAAAGAGAGTTCATTTACAAGCTGTTTAGCTATGTCTTTATTGTTATTGTTAATAGCCTCGATGATGTGGTCTTTATATGCATCGGCCTTGCCCAAGTTAGCTAAGGCACGCTCAGTTGCACTCCAAACCCACTCCATATATTTCTTCTCGAAAATCCAGAAGTTGGACAGGGTACGATACTCACACCCATACTTCTTCTGACGGAAAGCACCCGCCTTGCCATAGAGTTGCTTGCGGTCTTCCCCCTTATCCATTAGGACAGAGGGAACACCAAGAAACAAGTCCATTGCCCGGATAACCTCAATTGGGTTTTCCTTAGTTTCCACATGAATGTGCCCACCAGCACTGCGCATGAATGGGTGTGGAGGCTTAGGGGCCGGGTTTGTGGTTTTCGTCCATGCGTTGTAGTCTGGCTCACATCCGAACACATGAGCAGCAGGATGCATCATCTGGTCTTTGTCAAAGATTGTGCACGACAGCTTGCTGAATGATAGACCTGGAAGATATTCCAAACTCTTCTTCATCACAGAGTCGATATGCTCAATCAACTCAGCAGCAGACGCAGCAGGGGGAATGCCATACTCAAGGGCTACGTTGTCCTCCTGCAATGTATAGCCCTCTGCCATATCTGGAATCTGCATAGGGTGCCACTTGTCCGCATTAATATAACCAATTACAGAAATATGTTTACCAGAGGCGTCCAGCAGGAAGCACTCGGGGTCAGAACCTAGTCGCATATTGTTTCCTCTTGAAAAAGTTTAGATTTAATAGAACTCAAACACCATTTAACAAACGGACCGTCTTCTGTCATCCATTCGGGATGTCCCTGAATAGCAAAGCCCCTAACTTCAGGGAAATAAACCACCTCTGGCTCAACCTTGTCAGACATATCGTATTCTATAAAGGTACCATCACACTCCTCTTTTTCCACACCAGAGGCATAAGTTTTACTCAAAGGTTTGGGCATCCATGCAAGCATTTCATGGGGCACATCAAACGGATACATCATCTGGTGATGGCATGTGGTACATTGCATCCACTCGTTACCATCCTCTGTCTTACACATCAGGGCATGACTTCCTCCGCCATGTCCGGTGACGTGCTGAATTACCCGTCCACCGGCAAAAGCACAGAGAAACTGAGCACCACGGCATACACCAATAATAGGGATTTGATGTGCTCGTGCATAAACCATAGCCTTCCATTCCTGTGTGTCTCGCATAGAAGGCTTCGCATGTTTCCATACTTGATTTTGTGGGTGGGCCAGTTCCCCATAAAAAGAAGGGTGAATGTCTTCACCACCCCACAGCAAAATAGCATCAACACCAAAACCCTCCGTGAGAATGTTAACTGGCTTCTCAGGAAACAAGCTGCCAAAAGGGGTAATGTCGCTGCCTACGTAACAAGAGAGGTAACCAAGTTTCATATTATTCCTATTTTAAAAGAGTGACCAGACTTCATATGGGTGAATAGAATCTGGATTATATTCAATCCAGCAGTCATTTCCGCAGGGCTCTTCGAAAAGCATTTCATCTAAAAACTCACCTGCGGATACAGCAAATAGAAGTCTGGGCATTATTCAGTGGGTTGAGTTAGTTGAAAGAAAGCAGCAGTGGCATTAATGGGGCCTTGTCCGGGTTTCAGTGGCTGAGCTAAGACAACAAAGGGATTGTCATTCTTAGGCCACTCGCTATCACCGAAGTCCTCATACCCTTGGCACAAACCAATTACACGGCATTGGC